GTTTTTGACGTACCTAAGAAAGATATTCTTGGTCCTCAAGGTGACATTATTGATGAGGGCGTCATTGATCATTGGGAAAATGAAGTTGAAGGATTAAAAGACGATCCGGATGCGTTGAACGAATACTATCGTCAATTCCCAAGAACAGAACAACACGCTTTTAGAGATGAGTCTAAGCAATCATTATTTAACTTGACTAAGATCTATCAACAGATAGACTACAACGACGAGTTAAAAAACAACACAATGGTTACGAAAGGAAACTTTCAATGGGAACACGGTATTAAAGATACAAAAGTAATGTTCTACCCGAACAAAGACGGTAGGTTTTATATTACTTGGGTCCCTGATCAAGAACAACAGAATAACATAATAATAAAGAATGGTATTAAATATCCAGGAAACGAGCACATGGGAGCTTTTGGTTGTGACAGTTATGACATTAGTGGTGTTGTGGGCGGTGGTGGCTCTAACGGATCACTTCATGGATTAACGAAATTTTCAATGGAGGATGCCCCTCCTAACCATTTCTTTCTAGAATACATAGCTAGACCATCAACAGCTGAAATGTTTTTTGAAGATGTACTGATGGCTATGGTATTTTACGGAATGCCTATATTAGCTGAAAACAACAAACCAAGATTGCTTTATTATTTAAAGCGTCGAGGATATAGAGGCTTTAGTATCAACAGACCAGATAGGTCTTACAACAAGCTGTCGGTGTCAGAGCGAGAAGTAGGCGGCATACCTAACTCAAGTGAAGACATCAAGCAAGCACATGCCTCAGCAATTGAAACTTATATAGAAGATTTTGTTGGTCAAACAAAAGAAGGGTACGGTGATGTTTATTTACAAAGAACATTAGAAGACTGGGCTAAGTTTGATATAAACAACAGAACAAAGCATGATGCATCGATAAGCTCCGGCTTAGCTTTGATGGCATGCAACAAACACAGATATAGTCCCAAGGGAGCTATAACCACAAAGAAATATTCCTTAGGGTTTAAGAAATATGACAATAAAGGAACCACATCAAAAATAATGCAATAGATGAATGTAAGTACAAATACTAATAGTCCATTTCCTGATCAGGTAGTAAGTGACGCTGAAAAAGCAACGCTAGAATACGGATTGCAGGTTTCTCGTGCTATTGAGCAAGAGTGGTTTAATTATGGAGGGGCAGGTTCAAATAGATATCTAACTAACTGGAATAACTTTCATAACCTAAGGTTATACGCCAGGGGAGAACAAAGCGTTCAAAAATATAAAGATGAATTAGCTATTAACGGCGATTTATCTTATTTGAATTTAGATTGGAAGCCAGTACCTATACTATCAAAGTTTTCAAACATTGTAGCTAATGGTATTACTCAAAAGCAATATGACATATCAGCTTACTCGCAAGATCCTGAGTCTTTAAAAGCTAGAACGGATTACGCAGAGAATCTTCTTTTTGACATGATGACAAGAGAAGCCCGGGCAGAAGCTAGTGCGGTTATACCCATGGACCTTAGCCGTTCGGGTGTTCCTGACGGGGAGTTGCCTGAGTCTACAGAGGAAAGAGATTTGCACATGCAGCTTAAGTACAAGCCTGCTATAGAAATAGCGGAGGAAGAAGCTATTAGCACTGTGTTAGCTACTAATGAGTATGATCTAACGAGAGCTAGAATAAATCAAGATTTAGTTAATATCGGAATAGGCATAACTAAAACATCGTTCAACCCGGCAGAAGGCATAGTTGTTGACTACGTAGATCCGGCTTATTGCGTATGGTCTTATACTGAGGACCCTAACTTCGAGGATATATATTATGTAGGTGAAGTTAAATCTATAACAATACCAGAGCTTAAAAAAGAATTCCCTTATATATCTGACGAGCAATTAGAAAAAATTCAAAAAATGCCGGGCAATCGTAGAATGATACGGGGCTTTGAAAACTACGACTATAATACTGTACAAGTGTTATACTTTGAGTATAAAACTTATACGGACCAGGTGTTTAAAATAAAGAAAACAGACAACGGTCTTGAAAAGGCTATTGAAAAAACAAACGAATTTGATCCCCCACCAAATGACAACTTTGAAAGAGTGTCAAGGTCAATTGAAGTATTGTACCAAGGCGCCAAAGTAGTAGGTACGGACATTATGCTAGAATGGAAACTAGCCGAAAACATGACTCGCCCAATGGCTGACACTACAAGAGTGGAAATGAGTTACTCTATAGCTGCTCCTAGAATGTACAAAGGAGTGATACAGTCGCTTATAAGCAAGTGTATCGGGTTTGCTGACGTAATACAATTAACGCATTTAAAAATACAGCAAGTGCTATCTAGAATGGTTCCTGATGGAATATTTTTAGATATTGATGGTTTAGCAGAAGTTGATTTAGGTAATGGTACAAATTATAACCCAGCGGAAGCATTAAACATGTACTTCCAAACAGGTTCAGTTGTTGGTAGATCAATGACGCAGGACGGGGATATGAACAGAGGCAAGGTTCCTATACAAGAATTATCAAGCTCTTCTGGTATATCTAAAATACAATCTTTAATTACTGCATACAACTATAATATGCAGATGATTAGAGACGTTACTGGATTAAATGAAGCCAGGGACGGAGCTATGCCAGATCCTAACGCTTTAGTAGGCTTGCAAAAAATGGCAGCGAATGCTTCTAATGTTGCCACTAAGCATATACAGGATGCAAGTATACAATTGACATTGAGTACTTGCGAAAATATTTCGCTTAAAATAGCCGACGCGTTAAGCTTCCCTCTTACTAAAAATTCTTTAATGAATAGCGTATCTACTTTTAATGTAGAAACTTTAAAAGAAATTGAAAACCTCAACCTGCATGACTTTGGTATATTTTTAGAAATAGAGCCAGATGACGAAGAAAAAGCAGAGCTGCAAAAGAATATACAAATAGCCTTGCAAACAAAAGAAATTGATATAGAGGATTCAATTGATATCAGCCAAATAAAAAACCTTAAGCTAGCTAATCAAATGCTAAAGCTTAAGCGCAAGAAGAAGCAGGAAAGAGAGCAAGCGCTGGTTCAGCAAAATATACAAGCACAAGCTCAAGCAAACGCAGAAGCGTCCGAAAGAGCTGCGATGGCTGAAGTACAAAAGCAGCAAGCAATGACTGCTGAGAAGGTGGCAATCGAGCAAGCCAAATCTAATTTTGAAATGCAAAGAATGCAGACCGAAGCGCAGATTAAAAAAGAGTTGATGGCAACAGAGTTCCAATACAACTTAAAGCTCGCACAGATGAAGTCTCAAGAAACACAAGCCAAAGACGCGCAAATAGAAAATCGCAAAGACAAAAGAATAGAGAAAGAAGGTACGCAACAAAGCCAGCTGATAGAGCAAAGGCAAACGCAAGGATTACCAAAAGACTTTGAGTCTGCGGGTAATGATAACCTAGGCGGATTTGATCTATCTCAATTCGACCCGCAATAAATACCTATTTAATAATTATATAATATCATATCATGAGTGAAGTAAAAACAGAAGGATCTTTTAAGATCAAATCTAGACCTAAGCTAACAGACGAACAACTAGCCGCTAAGAATAAAGAGCCGCTAATAGATGTCCCAAGCAATGTAACAAAAGTAGTAATTCCTAAAGAAGATGCGCCGGCTGAGGATTTGCTTTTAGAAGGAGACGGAGACGGAGACGGAGTTATAAAAGAAATAGTTGACGACAAGCCTATTGAGCCAGCAGCGCCAGCTGCGCCTGTTGCGCCGGCTGTAGAGTTGCCGGAAAACGTTACAAAGCTAGTTGATTTTATGCGTGAAACCGGGGGAACCATGCAGGATTACATGCGATTAAATACTAATTACGACGATGTGGATCGTGACGTATTAGTAAAAGAATATTACAAAAACACTAAGTCTCACTTAAGTGCAGAAGAAATCGAGTTTATGATCGAGGACAACTTTGCATTTGATGAAGACCTAGATGAGGAGCGAGATATCCGTAGAAAAAAACTCGCATATAAAGAAGAGGTTGCAAAAGCCCGTAAGTTTTTAAATGATACTAAAGATAAGTATTACGATGAGATCAAGTTGAACTCACCTAGCTTATCCCAGGATCAACAAAAAGCATCGGACTTTTTTAATCGATATAAAGAGGACCAGGAAAGAAACGTCGCTAACCACGATAAGTTTAAGGCTAAGACTAATGAATTACTTAATGAAAATTTCGAAGGTTTCGATTTCAGTTTAGGTGAGAAAAAGTTTAGATACAGCGTACAAAACCCATCACAGATAGCGGAAAAGCAGTCAGACATTAGTAACTTCATAGGGAAGTTTCTGGGAGAAGACGGCACGATTACAGATACCGCAGGGTATCACAAAGCATTATATGCTGGAGCGAATGCCGATAAAATGGCAAATCATTTCTATGAGCAAGGCAAAGCCGACGCAACTAGAGATATCCTATCCAAATCTAAAAACCCATCGGCGGGAGCAAGACAAGCTGCGCCTGTTGAAGGAATTAAGTTTGGAGCATATAAAGTTAAATCTGTTTCTGGAGCGGACTCATCAAAGTTAAAAATTAAAAAGTTTAAAAACTAAAAACTATGAGTTTATTACCACAATTTGGGGATATGACCCCAACACAAGTACCGCAGTTACTTTCAACAAACTACTTGCAATGGAACAACAACGGTGGAGCAGCCGGGATTCCTGGAAACTTTGCTGACTTTGCGCAGCAGTACCTACCAGAAATCTACGAAGCAGAAGTAGAGCGTTATGGAAACAGAACGTTATCTGGATTTTTACAAATGGTTGGTGCTGAAATGCCAATGACATCTGATCAAGTTATCTGGTCTGAACAAAACCGTCTACACATATCTTACACAGATGTTGTAGTTGATGCAGCAGGAACAGGATTTGTTATCCCTGTAGGAGTAGGAATTACTAACGTAATATCTGTTCAGGATACTATCGTTATTCTTGACCCAGCAACTGGAGTAGAAGCTAAAGGTATTGTTACTGCATCAGGTGCAGCAGCAGGAAACGGAGCATTAACCGTGCAACTTTACAGTGGAGTTACACCAGCAGCGGCATTTGGAGCTGCTCAGCCAGGTCTTAAGATATTCGTTTACGGATCTGACTATTCTAAAGGATCGCAAATAGGTGGAGCAACACCTAGAGTGAGCATAGAGCCTGTTTTAACACAGTATTCTAACTCACCGA